GGCAACCTGAAGAAGGGCACGACCCAGGCGACCAAGCAGGGCATTCGAAGGGGCGCCATGACGCCTGATCAGCGCGAGAAGGCCCGCCGCGCCCGCGAGCATTAGGCGCGCTCCTTCGCATCGGGCGTCGGACTGCGCCGCGTCACCGCCTTGAACACGCAGTGGACGAGAAACTCGACCACCAAGCGCATCTGCTCCAGCTCCCTCTCGGCCTTCTTGGCCGAGAGCGTGCCCTTGGCCACCCACTTCGGATAGACGCGCTGGCGCAGCTCCAGCTCGCGCCGGCAACACCCCAGGAGGTCGTTGAGATCGACCTCATGCCACTCCATCGCCGGGTCGCCGATCCTCACGATCGGCGTGCGGGGGTTGTCCGGCTTCGGCCATTCCTTGACCATGGGGCTTTCTCAGAAACAGGTTGAAGATCTGGATCATCGTCACCGTGCACAGGCGCAATTGCTGCAGCCGACCGGCGGCCTCCATCGCATTGCGGTGTTCGCTCGCGTCGAACAGCTTGAGCGCGTAACCCTCGGCGATCATCGCCACCCGCCCCAGCTCCTCGTAAGCATCGCGGAGCAGCAGCTCGACGACCATGGGATCGGGCTCGTCAGCCATTCTTCAACGCCTGGGCCAGCCGGTGGACGCGCCACGGCGTCGGTCTGCGCCCATCCGTCCATTCGCGGATGTCCCTGGCGGCTTCGGCTTCAGGATCGGGATCGCGGGCCATGCGCATCGTCGCGCCATGCAGCCCAGCAGCCCGGCCTTGCGCCCGCATCCTCGCCAGCGTCTCGATGGCCCACTGGTCGCCCGCTTCGGCCATCGCCTTGAGTTTTGACTTGCGCTTGCTCACCGCTACGACCCAGATCAGGCGCGCACGACGGCGAGCTTGGCCTTCGGCGTGATCGTCACCTCAAGCTCTGGCGGGTAATCCTGATCGCCCAGCGCATCCTTCCGGATGTAGATCATGCCGCTATAGAAACATTGCGGGAAAGTCGTCTCCACATAACGAACCGTGTTCTTGGCCTCACGGTCCAGCCTCAGCGTAGTTCTGATTTCCATCGCGTCCCTCCAGTGCTTTATTCTGAACCAGTAGCCTCTGGTTGGGGTGGCCAACGGCCACCCAAGCTCCCTGCTGAAGCAAAGCCCCCCTTACCCCCCACGGCCGAGGGCCACGGACAGGGCGGGAGGATTTGCAAAAGCAGCTCCCTGCATTTTGCGCCGGGCCTCGCGGTTCACCGGTATCTGGCTGTCAAATCTAGCAGTCCGTGCCAGAAGGGCTTGGTAGCCCCAGCCGCGTCGCCACGCCGCTGCTAGGCGAGCCGGAGTGCACCGGCCATATGCGTGACCCTTTTCTATTGGGCTTCGCCGAGAACATGAGCGCGTCTCGAAATGACCCGCCGTGCAAGGGGGCGAAACCATTTACACGCAGAAGGTTCACAACTCGCGTCTTGGAGTTGTGATGATCTTCTGTTAAAGGCTGGGGAGAGGTCGTAGAAACCCTCAACCAAACCTGGGCCTGGGCGGGGTTCGGCCAAATGCTCCGCCCAGGTTCTTAGTTCAGCACCTCCCTCGCGAATTGCGTCATCTCTTCCTGCGCGGCGTCGTGGATGAGGGCGCGCAGTTCTTCGGGCTCGCGCAACTTGCCGCCCGGCCATTCCTCAGGGACGAAATAGGCTGGCCTCCCGCCATGCGGATCGTCCCAGAACCGTTGATCTTTGGCTTCGCGTCCCCAGAGCCAGCCCAGGATGTCACAGTCGGGGTGCCGCTCTGCCGAGATGAGCAGGAAGGCGAAGTCATCAGGGTCGTCCTTCTGGACCGGCATCCTTAGTCCCCTGCGGCCGATCCCTTTGACATCGACGAACCGGCCCAAATCGGGAGCGCCCTTGAAACGGTCGGTGCAGGCGTTCCAATGGATCGGGTTCAGGTAGACTTTCCCGGCCGCCTCGCAGCGCGCTCCCAACCGATCAATCGCCAGGAGATGGTCGAACGTGCCGGTCAGTCCGTTCACGTTCTTGAAGCGATTGAGGAAGGCGCGCGAACGTCGAAGGGCGGCGACATTGTCGGCATAGTCGGTCATGTTTGGGGTCAGCCTGACGGTGATCATGCCTCGGCCCTCGCCTGCGGACGCACGGCGCCCCAATATTCCAGGATCCTGATCGGCTCGTCGCGGCCATAGGCCACCGCGTGCGGCACGCCGAGCGCGATCATGACGCCCCTGACCTTCTTCTGGCCGTCCGTGAGCGCGCCGTCGTCGGCCTTAAGCTCCAGCCAGCCGGTCTTGTCGCCGAGGGTGGGCGACATCACGATGAGGTCGAACAGGCCTTTCGTCAGCCCAGGCTGGCCGTGGGCGTTGGCGTTGGGGACGGCGGCGACCAGGGATCCGGGGACGCCGAAGGCCAGCCAATGCTGGAGGCAGGCGGCCTGGATCAGGCTCTCGCGCGGCGCAAATATCTTACCTCTGCGCGCCATCGCGTTTCGCCCTTCAGGCTGCCTGGAAAAATTCCGGCGAGACTTCCTGGAGCTTCTTCAGCGCGCGGACGCGCTCCTCGACCACCGGCAGGTGGCCGAACATGTCGAGCCGCGCCTTGGGCGCGAGCAGCGCGATCCAGCGCAGGGTCAGATCGAGCGATGGCCTGCGGCGGCCCCTCTCGACCGAGCTGACGTGCAGCCGGGTGATGCCCAAAAGCTTGGCGAAGTCCTTCTGGGTCATGCCGGGAAAGAACTCCTGACGAAGGCGGATCAGCTCGACGAGCGGCGGCTGTTGGGGGGGGCGCGTATGCAGTCGGTCCATCGGTGCAAGATGCCGCGAGGCCGTTACTTGGTCAAGAGAGAATATTGCCGCAGTCCACAGATCGTCGTAAGGTTAGGCCGGGGCCATCATCTTCCATTGCGTAGCAGTGCGTTAGACATCTAACAGCAGCCATATTGCCCGGCGTTAGACGTCTAACTGGCATGCTTGCCGTTAAAGGTCTAACGGTGGCAAACTACTGCCGTCCACAAATATTCGCACGGTTAGAGGTTGACGACTTGTTGTCGCGGGGACAACCTTCAGGCTTTCCGGGAGCCTCAACATGAGCGATAATCAGATAGCGACGGAGGTCCCTTACCCGTCCGCCGCTGCGCCGCCCCCGGAACCGGAACCCCCTTCTGCCGCCGGGGGCGGCGGCCTGCTCGTCATGATCGAGCGGCTCGCCGCCAATCCGCAGCTCAACATCGAAGTGTTCGACCGCCTCCTCCTCGCCCGGCGGCAAGAGGAGGACCGCGCCGCCGAGCGCGCCTTCAACGCCGCCATGAGCATCGCCAAGGGCGAACTCCAGCCGGTCCTCAAGACCCGCGACGTGGACTACCCCTCGAAGCGCGAGGGCGGCTCGCGCACCAAGTACAAGTACGAAAGCTTCGCCGACGTCGCCCGCATCGTCGATCCGGTGTTCGCCGCGCACGGCCTCGCCTACCGCTTCGCCGTCGCGCAGGGCGGCGAATTGGCGAAGGTCACCTGCATCGTCTCGCACAGCGACGGCTACAGCGAACGCGTCACGCTGGAGAGCAAGATCGATCCCGGCACGACCGGCATGTCGATGGTGCAGGCCCTGGGATCGGTCCTGACCTACCTGCAACGCTATTCGCTGCGCGCGGCAATAGGCCTCGCCGCCGCCGTCGACGACGATGGCAAGGGCGCGGGCGGGACGTCGCCCAGGATCAGCGACGCCCAGGCGAGGGAGCTGTGGCGCCTCATCGAGGAGACAGGCCGCAGCCAAGCGACGCTGCTCAGGCTCGTCGGCGTCGCCGAGATCGCCGACATGACGGTCGACCAGTTCACGCGAGCGAAGGAAGTCCTCGATCTCGCCAAGGCCGAACAGAAGGGGCGGCGCAATGCTCCAGCAGGGAACTGAGGAGTGGCGCCAGGCGCGTTGCGGTTCGGTCGGAGCGTCTGACGCGCCCTCCGTCGTGCGCCGCACCAAGACCGGCTACAGCGCGGATCGCGAGAGCCTGATGGCTCTCAAGGTGCTGGAGCGCATCACCGGAACGCCGGTCGAGATCTTCAAGACCGCAGCGATGGTCCAGGGGACCGCGCGCGAGCCCGACGCGCGACTGCTCTACCAGATGATCAAGGGCGTCGAGGTCGAGGAGGTCGGCCTCATCACCCACCCGCGCCTCAACGGCGCGCACGCCTCGCCCGACGGCTTCGTCCTGGCGCCCGGCGGCACGGCGATTGCGGGGCTCGTCGAGATCAAATGCCCGATGCCCGCCAAGCATCTCGACACGCTCATCAACGAGACGATCAGCAACGACCACCTCGTCCAGATGATGTGGCAACTGGCCTGCACCAGCCACTCCTGGTGCGACTACGTTTCGTTCAACCCCGACTTCCCGCCGCACATGCAGCTCTGGTGCAAGCGCGTCCATCGCGACAACGCGCTGATCGCCGAGCTGGAGCGCGAGATCACGACCTTCATCAAGGAGCTTGAGCAGAAGGTCGAGCGGCTCTCGCGCCGCTACGCAATGGCGGCGTGATGGGCGTCAGGGACAGCCACAGCTACATGGAGATGGCCGCCGAGTGCGCCCGCCACGGCATCCTGGAGATCCTCGACGGCGCGGGGCGGCGGCGCTGGCAAGCGACCTGCGGACACTGCGGCAAATCGACCGATTATTTTCGCGCCGACGTGAAGGACGCGCCGCAGATCCTCAACCACTTCGCCAAGACGAAGTGGATCCTCACCCGCAAAGGCTCGCCCTACTGCTCGACCGAGTGCGGCAAGACCGCCCGGCAAATCGAGATGGAGAAGAGAATGTCAACGCCGACCAAAGCCCCGCCAGTCCAGGCCATCGGCCCCAACCCGGTCATCATGCGCCGGGTCATCACGCTGCTCAACGATCAGTTCGACATCGACAAGCGCCTGTATCGCGACGGCTGGTCCGACGAGCGCGTCGCCAAGGACGCGGAGACGTCGCCGGAGTTCGTCACCACCTTCCGGCGCAGCGCCTACGGCGAACTCGCCGAGGACCCGATGATCAGCCGGCTGCGCGACGATATCGCGGCGCTCAAGGAGCTGCTCGACCAGGAGGCGGCGAAGCTTCGCGCCCATTTCGACGCGCAGATCCGCGAGCTGGACTACAAGCTCGCGCGCATCATCGGGCAGCACAACAAGGCGGCCGGATGACCCTCCAGCGCCCGCAACTGAGCCCCTGAGCGCCCATGCAAAGTTTCCCAAGAAAGCAGTTGTGATGTGGGCTGAAAACCATCAGGCGAAGGCTGCGGCCTACATGCGCGAGTGGCGCAAGACGCATCCGATGAGCGCCGAGCAGCGGCGCAAGGACAATTGCCGGTCCTACGCCAAGGTCTACCTGCAGCGCGGCAAACTGACCCGCGAGCCCTGCTGCCTGTGCGATGGCGACGGCGCCGAGATGCATCATCCCGACTACAGCCAGCCGCTCAACGTCGTGTGGCTTTGCCGGGACCATCATCTCGCCCTTCACAAGCTGGGCTTCTGAGCAATGCAGTCATTTCTCTGGAACGGCGAAGCGATGATCCCGGCGAAGCCCAGGCTCGCCGACAAGGAGTATGTGATCGGCCAGCGGTACTGGCTGGAGCAGGCCAGCGAGCGGAGCTGGATCTCCCACCGGCATGAGTTCGCCTGGATCGCGGAGGCGTGGGGCAATCTGCCCCACGCCCTCGCTGAGACATTCCCGACGCCTGAGCATCTGCGCAAGGCGGCGCTGATCGCCACCGGCTGGTTTAGAGAAACGATCATCGACGCCGGGAACGCGGCGGCGGCGCTCAGGGTGGCGGCCTACGTCAGGGGCGAGGATGAGTTCGCCCATGTGGCGACGCGCGGCCAGACGGTGATCGTGCGCAAGGCGCGCAGCCAGCGCATGCACGGCCTCGACCGGATGGACAAGGCCGAGTTCCAGAAGGCCAAGGACGACATCCTGGGCTGGATCGCCGAGCTGCTCGACGTCGAGCCGCAGCGACTGCTGCAACACCAGGGGGCCGCATGACCCATCGATGGAGCGGCTGGCCCGGCGCATGGTGCCTCGACTGCGGGATCGAGGACCCGCACGAGATGGCGCTCGCAACCGGCGACTACGTCGAGGTCGCCGACGATAGCGAGATGGGCTTCCACTTTGAGTTCCCGAACGTGAGGCTTGAGGCCTGCCCCTGCCCAGGAGAAGGGCGCTTCGACCCCTACCGCGACCGGACACCCGAGACATGACCCGCACTGTCCGCATCCCGTTCAGCAACGCCGCCAAGCGCATCATCGAGCGCCGCGCGACCGACATGACCGGCCGGAAGTTCTGCGAGCAGTGCGGCGCCGAGTGCGCGACGCGGGCCGACTACGAGATCGACCATTGCGTCCCCGAAGGCGTGCGGCCCGCCAACGACAACCGGGCGCCGCTGACCGCCGACGACGGCAAGCTCCTCTGCCTCAGGTGCCACGACAAGAAAACCACACGCGATGTGTTCGAGATCGCCAAGGCGAAGCGCCTGACCTCCAAGCACCGCGTCGTCGGCGCGGGCCCGACCGAGATCGCCCGGCGGTTCGGGATCAAGCAGGAGCGAGAGTGATGTTGCGAGTGATCAGCCTGGGCGCTGGCGTCCAGTCGACGACCATGGCGCTTATGGCCGCCCATGGCGAGCTGACGCCGACGCCAGACGCTGCGATCTTCGCCGACACGGGCGCGGAGCCCAAACCAGTCTATGAGCATCTCAAGTGGTTGCGGTCATGGGGCGTCCTGCCGTTCCCGGTCTGGGTCGTCAGCGCCGGGAACATCGCCGAGGATTTGAAGCGCGGAATGTCAACCGTTGGGAGCCAAGGGCGGTTCGCCGGGGCGCCCTTCTTCATCAAGCGAATGAAGCCCAACGGCGTAAGCTACGAGCTGTCGATGGGGCGCAGGCAATGCACCCGGCACTACAAGGTCGACACGCTCGCCAACGACCCGCAGAGCTTCGCCGAAGCCGTCGAGGTCGACGAGCTGGTCAGGCAGGGCGGCCACATGCGCAAGTGGCGCAACGAGCTATTCGTCCACAGGTCGCTCAAGCCGCTCGCGGAGGTGGACTTCTCAGCCGATGACGAGCCTGACCTGTTCAACAACGAATGCGAGGGGCTATGCGGCGTTTGACGCTCGCTATCGCACTCCTGGCGGCGACGCCGGTCGAGGCGCATTGCTATTCGGTCTGGCGTTACCCCTGGCCGCAGCGGTGTCATGCCACGAAGCCCCTTCATGGCCGAAACGAAGCCCCTTCGCTTCCGAAACGAAGCCCCTTCGCTGCAGAGCCCGAAATGCCCCTTCCGGGCCTCGCCAGGGCCGACCTCGACGGCGGCGCGGCGGATGAGGCCACCCGTGGCCGATTGCTGCTGCGGGCCGCCCTGGAGGCTCCTGATGGTCACTAAGGCGAACGGCCCCCTGATGGAGGACTACAAGCGGGCTATCAAAGCCGCGAAGTGGGCGGGCTGGAAGGCGGTGCGGGTCGAGTTCGGCAACGTGGCTATTGCACTTCTCGCGGATGATACTTACCTGGACAAGTTGGCCCAGGGCCAACCTCCCGCACCGGAATTAAGCGGGGGGCAGAAAGTAAAGCTGAACTGGTAAGGGACCATGCAAACCGTTTCACGCAAGCAGGACGACAACAATCATTGCACCCAGGCCTTCGGGCCGGGCCGCCGCAGGCCGAAGGGCCTGCACGCCGAAATCGACTTTCGCGGCAACGCGATCTGGACCTATCGCGAAGGCCATGGGCCGCGCATCCGCATCAACGAGACGTTCGGCACGCAGGCGTTCGAGGAGGCCTACTACAAGGCCCGCCTGACTTACGGCCACGCCGACGCGCCCGTCGCGGCCCCGAAGCCGGTCGGCCTCTCGCCCACGAACCCGGCCTCGCTGGCGTGGCTGATCGACCAGTTCCTGCGCTCGCCGGGCCAGCGCCAGATGGCCGAGGGGACCCAGAAGCAGCGCCGCAACGTCCTCGGCCGGATCGCCAAGAAGAACGGTTCGGTGGCGTTCCGCGAGGTCACCGACGATACGATCAGGGAGCTGCGCGACACAATCGCCGCCACCGGCAAGCTCACCGCCGCCAACGCCGCCATCGCCCACCTCAGGCTGGCGTTCGACTGGGCCATCGAGCAGAAGCATGTCGCCAAGAACCCCTGCCTCGGCGTCAAGAGCGTCAAGTGCAAGGGCGGCACCAACCATGTCTGGACCGAAGCGGAGGTGGATCAGTTCGAGGCGGCCTACCCGCTCGGCACGCGCGAGCGGCTCGCCTTCGCGCTCCTGCTCTACTCAGGCCAGCGCGGCGTCGACGTCGTCAAGGTGGGCCGCCAGCACACCATGACGGGCTCGCTGTCGGGGATCGACGCGCAAAAGACCGGGAAGGCGATCAAGGTGTGGATGCTGCCGGTGTTGCAGGAGGCCATCGACGCCTGCACCGAGAAGGGCGACCTGACCTTCCTCCTCGATCCCAAGACGGGGGCGCCGTTCAACATCGAGCGGTTCGGCCGGTGGTTCCGCGCCGCCTGCGACAAGGCTGGAATACCGGATTGCACGCCGCATGGCCTCAGGCACCTGGGCGCCACCCGCTTGGCGGCGGCCGGGGCCAAGCACCAGACGCTGCAGGCGATCTATGGGTGGAACCTGCAGACGGCGATCCGCTACACCCAGACCGCCGAACACGACGCCATCGCGAAGGCCGAGATCCACCTCCTGGCCAAGCGCGCGGCGTGATCATGAGGGCAGGTTTACGAGAGGCCGCAAGGCACGTTTGGATCGTGGATAAGATGGGCCACGACTTCGAATGGTCTCATCATTGGAATTTTTCTGAGAATTACAGGGCGAACAAGCCCGGTCTATGGAAAATGACCATTTACCCGGCATGGAGAAGGAAGTCTCGCGTTGTCCAAATCCTGATGATGTCTGGTATTATCAAGACAAAAGCCTGAAATAAAAAGGGGCCCTGCGGGGCCCCTTTTTTTAGATCGCGTACCGCGCGCCCTTGCTGCGCTTGAAGCCCGCCCAGGCGAGCCCCGCGAAGCCCATCACCAGCATCGCCCAGGTCGAGGGCTCCGGCGTCGACAGCGCGGTGATCGTGCCGTCGACCGCAAGGTGGATCGGCGAGCCGCCGCTGATCCCCGACACTTCCGCGAAGTACGATCCGGCCGCCAGCACGTCAGGCGCGACGGTCGCCTCCTGGCCGCCGATCACGTCGAGGATCGGCGCGCTTTCGATCAGCGCGCCAGTCGGCTGGAACGGCGAGACGCCGAGATTGCCCGTCCAGTCGTTGAGCCCCAGCACGCCGCCCGTGATGCGCAGCGGGCCGGTGCCGCTGTCGCTCACCGACACGGTGACCGTCTCCGTAACCGGCAAGGTGAACTCGAAGAACTGCTCGAACGCGATGCCTGAGCCGGGCGTGTCCTCGGCCGGGAGAGCGAGGCTCTCGTTGAACACGGCGCCGATGTTCTCGACGGTGATCTCCGAGGCGGCGGAGGCAGGCGAGACGATGGCGACGGCGAGCGCGGCGGCGATGATGCTTTTCATGGAAAGTGACCCCTGGTCGGACTATGGCCAAGATTTACCATATCCGCGCGGGTGTGCAGAGAATAAAAAATCCCGCACCAAATTACGTGCGGGATTTTGTCTCGTTAAGTGGCTGTTTTCATTGGGGGCGGTTTGCGCTGCGGATTTAAACGCTAAGACCGCCGTTTGACAAAAATCAATAACTTAGACTAAAAAAGTCCCGCACATCGCCCGCACCTACCCCTAAGCTTACCCGCCCCAAAAATCCCGCACAGCGCACAAGGTTGTGATCATGGAAAGAAGGCGTCGCGTCCTACCAAAGCACGTTCAGCATGAAGTTACGCGACACGGAAAGGGTGTGTTCTATTTTCGCAAAAAGGGTAGCAGGCGAGTGCGCTTGGACGGCGACTATGGATCGGCGAAATTCTGGGAGTGCTACGCCCTCGCCGCCTCAGGCGCTACACCAAACGGCATGCCACACTACAAAAGGATCGCCCAGCGCGAGGCGCGGCGCGATATTGCGCAGGCCATCAAGCAAGGCTTTGCGGCAGCCAAACATCGGGCAGGAAAACGAGGCCTCCCCTTCGACCTGACAGAAGAGTGGGCGGCTGCACAGATTGAGCGGCAGGACTTTAAGTGCGCCCTAACCGGCATTCCGTTTCTCGCAGAGCATAGCGACGTTAAGGCGCGCATTCGGCCATACGCGCCGTCCCTCGACCGGATCGACTGCACAGGCGGCTACACCGTGGACAATGTCCAGATTGTCGCGTGCGCGATCAATATGATGCTCTTGGACTGGGGCGAAGAGGTTTTTAAGCGCGTCGCCCAGGGCTACCGGCAGGTTCAGAGAGCTGGCTCATAGAGGCAGGATTTTGGCCGTAAAAGGCAATTGGCGCCCGCCCCGGCTGTGATTATATGTTGGCCCGGTGATAACATGGGTTCAATGAGTGACCGAGGACGAAGAGCGGCAATTGAGGATCGATCTCATGACCATTCAAATTGAGCGCATCCGCCAGGAAATGCGGATGGAAAACCGGAAGTTTGTCGTGCAGATCGTCCTGGCGCTCGCGGCGGCAGTCGGCGTCGGCGTGGCGCTGGGGCGCTTCTGGCTGTTCCACTCATGATGAAGGCGCTGATTGGGATGGCGGCCCTGCACCTCGTTATGGCGGTCGTCGGCCTGTGGTTGCTGCTGCGCATGGCGGCGAAAACGGGAGCTTTAGGATGAGCGGGCACTGGTACGACATCATCTTCGTCATGCTCGCGGTCTGGATCATCGCCGACATGATCAAGCCGAAGGAGCCTAAGCCGCCGAAGGTCGCCGACTTGTTTTGGCCGAAGCCGAAGCGGCCGAGCGTGTTCATGTCGCCGAGGCTCGCGCTCATGGGATCGGCCGTCGGCGTGATCGGCCTCCTGGCCGTCATCTCTTTTCATTGGTGATGCCTTGGGGCCAACATCTGAGGCCTTGGCCCTCCCCCCTGAACACCCGGTCCCTTGTCAGGGGACCGACCGGGAGATGGGCGGGCGCAAGAGCGTATATCAGGGCGCCCGTATCGTGGGCGAGACGCACCCGGTAGGCCAAAAACGCTGACCCAAAATACGACGCCGACTGGCCTACTACCGTACAGAAAGCCCTGTTTATTCCCGTCGCAGCGCCATAGACTGGGAGGGTCGGGGGTCACCCCGCTCTCCGTCACGACAACTGCATTTTTCGGGCTTACAACTCAGTCGGCTTGAAAGCCGGGTCTACAGCCTATATTGCTCTTCGCAAGGGTTAGACGCACGGTTGTCGCAGGTCGAGCGTCCAATCAGCCGGGGAGCGGTCTAACGCTCCCCCGGCCCTTTTTTTATGGCGTCGTTTCGCGCTCCTGCCAAGTCCCCGCTACTGCCGTGGCACCCACTGATCGTACAGGGGGCCAGGGCTGGAGGCCCTCAACGCCGCCGTCCCGCCTTGGACAAGGCTTCGGATAGCCGCCTGCGCCGCAGGCGTGGCCAGTTTTTCGGAGGTCCAGTCGGCGACCTTGTTAGCCAACGTATACCCGCCCGCCGCGCCCATCAGCTCCTGACCGGGGAACCATGCCGGGAGCTTATGAGCAAGAGCCGTGCCGATGCCGCCTGCGCCAAGTTTGAGCAGCTCAGGGTTTGCGATTGCCTTGCCAGCGCCATGGCCGACAAGGCCTCCGGCCACGCCCCCGGCCGTGTCTTTGCCGATCTGCGCCAACTCCGCTGAGTTCGGCACCCAGTCCGGTTGTGACATATAGCTCTTGACCGCCTCATGCACGCCGCCTGCGAGTTCGGGCCCGACCCAGGGGACGAAGTTGAGCGCCGTCGTCGGGCTTGCGAAGTTTCCCGCAACGTCCGCGCCCGCCGCCGCTGTCGGACCGAGGCGCTGCCTCGCCGCCTGGGCCTGCGCTCTGAGCCCAGGAAGCAGGCCCATAGCGGCCTCGTTCCAAGCGACCGACGACCAGTCGCCGGGCTGCGCAGCAGTTGGGGCGGTCTGGCCGCCATCGCCGCCTGTCTGCGTTTTGTAGATCGGCGTCTCGTATTGCTGTCCCCCGCCGCTGGTCTGCTGATCGCCGCCCTGAGGCTGCTTGGGGGGGTCAGTCTGCGGTTTGGTGTTGTAGATCGATGTCTCGTAATTTTCGGCCATCGGTCACCTCAAAGCAGACGTATCGTAACCGGCGTTTTTGAGCCCATTGAGCGCGTACTGCGGGCCGCGATGCTCCAATGCTGTATAGAAGTCGCGCAGGGCCGCCGCGTCAGGCTGCTTCAGCGGCTTGCCGTCAGGACCTGTGTCGGGAGAGGTTGCCCTCGGAGAGCCGCCGATGTCCAGCTCGCCGCCCGCCTTGTACATCTGGTCCATGTAATGTTGCAGGTAGCCCGGCATGCTGCTGGCATTGGCTTGGCCCGACGCGCCGAAGGCGTTTGCCTGCGCAGTGAGAGCCTGCCGCATGCGCGGCGCGATGACATCGCCGCGATAGTCGGTGTAGCTGAGATCTTTGAAGTCGTCGGGGTTCGAGCCCAGCGTCCTCAAGTTTTGCCCGACGCCCTTTGGGCCGCCGCGCGACCCCAAGTCCTTCGACGTCCCCGCCAGCCCCTCCATCTTCTTGTAGAGCTGCGCGGCCTCGCTCGTCGGCCATGACGCTGCAGCACCTCCCGAAAGGGGATGGCCCGCGACACTGTCGAGGTTCTTGTCATTGGCCACCTCGCTCATGCCATTGATGAAGAAGCCCAGGCTGTCGTTCATTCCGTTGAACTGCTGCTTCGCGTCGCTTGTATCTTGGCTGTAGATCTTCCACTTCGATAAGTCGGTCATATAGCCGGGAGGCGGCTTGCCCTGGTTGTTAGGATCGGCAAGCCAACGCGAGCGGGCGATGTTCATCGCCGCCATTTCGCCGCCGCCGCCCCCGCCCGCCCCCAAGAGGATGCTCTGCGCCCCCGCGTCGATCTCCGCTGGCGACGCGCCGGGATGGTTCTTCGCGTAGGTATCGTGCGCCCACTGGTAGTTTTTCGCCTCGGTCGTCGGCTCCAGGCTCTTGATCAAGTCTGGACCTCTGCCCGCCATGATCTCGGCGCGCACCGTCCCCTCGTCCATGCCGAGCTTGGCGGCAATCGCAGGCGCCTGGGCGAGCATCTGCTGCTGCGCCGCCATCTGCTGCTGGCCCTGGTAGAGGCTCATCAGGTTGTTGACCGTGCCGCCCGCGTCCGCGCCGCCGCTCACGCTCTGCATGATGGCTTCGCGCATGCCCGGCGCTGAGTGGTTGGCGGCGATCAGGGCGAGCCCGCTGTTGATCTGCTGGCTCGCGCGGTTGCGCGCGTCGAGCTGCAGGTAGAGCGACATGAGGTTCGGCGGGTTGGCGAGCTGCGCATAGCTCGCGCTCATGTCGGGCGTGGACTGCAGCACCGCCGGTTGCGGAGGCGAGCCGGGAGGCGGCGGCGCTCCGGGAGCCGGATTGGGCGCGGCGTTCTGACCGGCGCTCACCGGCTGCGCGGCGGGCGCTGGCGCGTTCGGATCGACCGGCCCCGGCGGGGCCGGAGCCGGGCCTTGCGGGGGCTGCTGCGTTCGGCCTGCGAGCAGCGCCGCGAGCTGGCGGGCCGGGTCGGGCTGGCCGAGGTAGAGAAGATCAGCGATGCCCATGGGATCACCTCCCCTGGATCGCGCGCAGGGCGCTGAGGAAGTTCTGGTTCATGCCCTGGCCCGCGCCAGCATTGTTGAGGAACGCCTGATTGACCCCTCCGCTCGGCTGGTAGCCGGTCACCAGCGGCACGGTCGCGCCCGGCGTCGTCACCTTGCCGGGATTGGCGAGGGCGTTGAGCGCGGCCTGCCAATTGTTTGGCGCCGCGCCCGCCTGCGGCTGCGGCTGCGGCGCGGCGGCTTGCGGACCCCCTCGCTGAAAACCGTTAAGCCGCGACGGGTCCATGCCCATCAGCGAGGCGAGGCCCGCCGCGTCGTTCATGTTCTGATTGCCGTAGTTTCCCCCGGCGAACTGACTGAGGGGATAGCGCTGGCCCATATTCAATCCGTACCCGTTGGCGGGAGCATTGCCGTAGACGCCCCCCGGCTGCGACTGCGTCGCCTGTGCGCCCCCTGGCGCGGCCGGGGGCGCTGCGGGCGTCGCGTTGAGGCTCACGCCGCCGGGATTGGCGGCCTGCCACGCCTGGAACGAGGGGATCGGCTGGCCGGTCGCGGCGTTGACCGGAGCGCCATTGTAGGAGGGCGGCCAGGGCAGCGCCGCGTTGTTGTAATTGCTGAACTGGTTCGACTTTTGTGTCGGGTCGAACATGTAGGGGTTGACCATCCACATGTCGGTGAGTTGGCCAAGGTCCTGGGCCATGGATCAGCTCCCTGCCTGCTGCTGCCGGGCATACATGTCATAGGGCGACAGCGCGCCCGACATCAGCGCCATCTGCAATTGCGACGGCGAGTTGAGCGTCGTCCCCGGCATGCCGGTCATGGGCATGCCGGTGGCCATGCCGGGCGCCATCGGCATGATCGTCGACTGGGCCGTCGAGGGGACCGGCGGGGCGACGCCGCCGCCGCCGAACGCCGCCAAGCTTGGCTGGGTCATGAAGCCCCCTTGGGCGAGCGCCTGCTGGGCGGCGCGGGCGCCGAAGGTGTTCTGGCCGTGCGACCCCATCATCATCGCCCCGCCCATCGCCTGGGCGGGGGGCAATTGCATGAGCGGGGCCGATTGCGGCTGTTCGGAGCCGCCGCCGGTCTTGCCGCCCCCGGCGAGCTGCTGCAGGCCCGCCATCGTCATCTTGTTGGCCTGGGAGCCGGGCTGGAAGCCCGGCAGGGTGGTCCCCGGTGTTTGGGCCGCCGCAGGGGCTCCAGGGGCTCCAGGGGCCGCCGCAGAGGCTCCTGAGCCTCCCAGGGCCGCCGACTGGATCTCGCCGAGCGGCTTCGAGGTGTCGATCCCCGGATACTTGGCCAGGACCGCGTTGACGGTCGAGGACGCCCAGCGATTGAGCGGGATCACGCTCGCCACCCTGATCTGCACGTCGCGCGGCGCGCTCTCAGGCGTCGGGTATTGCTTCAGGTCGACGCCCGCCTTGGCGGCGAAGTCGTTCCAGGTGCCGGTGGTGATCTGCGCGTTGCCCTGCGCCTGCCCGCTCGATGTGGTCTGGTGGGTGTTGTTGACGTTGCGGTCGCCGCTCTCGGCCTGCAGGACGATGTCGAGCGGCGAGTTGAGCGTCGTCCCCGGCGTCGCCGTTCCCGGCCGGGACGGTTGCGCCGTTGGCCCGGCGTAGGCGATGGCCCCCGACGCTGGCGCGGGCATGCTCGCGGGCCGCCAGTTGGCGAGATGATACTGGCTGATGAGGTTCGACAGCGAGCCGGGCAGCTCGACATGCGGCGGATCGTAGGCGGTGAACCCAAGGCCGCCCTGCGCGTCGTAAAGACCGGCCTGCCGGGCCAGCTCATGCATCCTTGCATAGTCGGCTGGGTTCTTCGGGATGACATCCGCCGCGAGGCCGTAGTTGTGGAACGAGCGCCACGGCGGCGCGGCGGCGAAGCTACGCCCTTGGTTCGAGCGGGCGTAGATCTCAGCCTGCTGCTCAGGCGTGCGGTAGCCGCTATCGACCCGGTAGCCGATGCCCGCTTTGTCGAGCGCGCCCGTGTAGGCGTTCAGAAGCGGCAAGAAAGCCGGGTTGAGGTCCGAAACGTCAGCCACGCAGGCCTCCAGCGACGCGCGGCATGCGCGAGGGAGGCCGCATGCGCTGGGCCCGCATGCTGGCGCCGAGCGCGCCGGTCAGCCCGGCGGGGGCTGGCGGAGCGAGCGCGCCAGGAACCTGCGCGAACCCTGGCGTCTGCATGCGCTGCGGACGCAAAGCCGGGCTATTGTCGTTGGCGCCCGCCAGCGCGCTCATGTCCACCTGATGCAGGGCCTGCCCGGTCGGCCCATGCACGCCCACCGTCCTGACCGCGTGCGGCGCGACCTGCATCGCGTCCTCGGCCATCGGCCCGCTGACCTTCGGGTAACCCTTGGGGTCGCCCTTGTAGCGGTAGGAGTAGATCGGCAGGCCGGTCGGCGGGTGGACGCCGATCTTCTGGATGTCGGTCTTGAGGTGACGATCCGAGCCGCCGAACAATCCGGCGAGCGCGCCGCCCGATGCGAAGGGGCCGCCTGAGCCGAACGCGCCGCCGAGCGCCTGCAGGCCGCCGAAGATGTCGGACATCGGCGAGGGTGTCGACGTCTGCTGCGTCTGCCCGGTCTGTGAGCCCATCGTCGTCGAGCCGTAGGGCGTCATGCCGAGCGCGCTCTGCAGGATGCCGAGCTGCTGGCCGGGATATTGGTTGGCGGCGTTGAACGCTCCCATCTGCGCGGCGATCTGGTTTTGCGCCTGCTGCTGCTGCTGCGCGCCAGCGGTCGAGAGTTCGATGAATTGCTGGCGCTGGTTGGTCTGCGCTTGCGTGCCCAGGCCCGCGAGGCCGCTCGACGCCTGGATCAGCGAATTGATGTTGGCCTGATTGGCGCCCTGGTTCGACTGCTGCGCGGTGAGGTCGCGGCTGATGTCGCCGGTCGCGGCTTGCTGGGCTTGGTTGAAATTGGCTTGGTTGAGCTGGCTCGCCATCTGGCCGATGTTGAGCGCCCCCTGCGCCTGGGCGACGCCCTGCTGCACGCCCTGCCGCGAGCCGCCGAAGGCGTTGGCCGAGTTCGCCGCATTGGCCGCCTGGTTCTGGCTCAAGGCGTTCTGCTGCTGCATCAAGGGCAGCGTCGAACTGATCACGCTCTGCGTGTAGGGGTTCATGTACGGCTGAAGGTTGGTCGAGGCGAGCGACTGCGGCGCCACCTGGGTCGCGGGCGTGCCCGCCGCCGTGAGGAAGCCAGCCTGCGAGGCGTTATACTGATCGGCGCCCGCGCCTCCTGACTGGGCCGCCAAATTCCAGGCCTGCTGCATCTGCGGCCCGATGTCGGCCACCTGCTGGCCCTGGAACTGGGTCAGCGGCCGGTTGGCGATGTCTTGCGC